GCAACAGGTGAATGTAGCTACAATGGAGTTAGATTTGCTTGGAAAAACGAGTTTGGTGTTTGGGATTATTACACATTCACCTTACAAAGTAATTCCAGCTTCAATATTGAACGCCAATCATACGAACAAACATTCGTAAACTATTCTACCGCGAATACAAGCGTATCTTATGATAAATCGCGACGTGGCGGCAAACAATTCTATAATGCGTTAAATAACGTTAAAACCGCGAATTCCCAATGGCTTACACAAGCGGATGCGGATTGGTTACGTGAGCTATTCTTTAGTGCTAACGTGTATATACAAGAAGGAACAGAAATGCTCCCTGTAGTAATCAATAGTGCTAACGTAGTAGAAAAAACCAATCCTCGCACTCAAAAGAATTTCCAATACAGAATCGAATTTAGCCCATCTAACCAACTTAGACCAAGAGAATAATGGTAATTATACGTGCTTCATATCCTAACGATTCATTACTTACTCCAGATCCACCCAAGGTTGTAGAGGATTTAGATGTATTTGAAGCAGACCAACCCTTATTGTTGGATATATCTGCTATCGAAAATGCTACTATTGGAGAAGTATTTGGTATATCATCACAAACATTTTCATTACCTGGAACAGATACAAATAATAAGTTCTTTGGTAATCTATTTGACTTAGGTGCTACACCAAACATCGCATTTCAAAAATCAATTGATTGTCAAGTATTGAATGATGGTGAGGAAGTGTTTAGTGGTAAAATGTATATCACAGATGTAATTACAGATCAAAAAGGATATACCACATATCAAATTAACGTAGTAAACGAAACCGTTGACTTAAAGTTCAAGTTAGAGAATTTCCTAATACGTGATGTTAATTTAGACCAATATAATCACGCTTACACATACGCTAACATTTCAGCATCTTGGGGTGATAATTTATTTAGTGGTGATGTAGTATACCCATTAGTTGATTATGGTATCCCTGAAGATGATACTATTTTACCTAACTATGCTTTAGGTGCTTTAGATTCTACTTCAAGAACATTTGATAATAAAGAATACCCATTACGCATTCAGCAATTTAAGCCAGCATACAGAACTAAGGCTATTGTTGATGCTATTTTTGATGATTTAGATTACAAATACACTTCATCATTTTTTGATAGTGATTACTTTAATAATCTATATGTTTTATCTACAGATAGTGAAGGTGTAGGTGTGACCACAGGAACTACTAATAGTGGTAGTTTTTGGGCATTCGCAGGTGTTACACAAAACTTTAATGCTATAACCCCATATCAAGTAAATTATACTTTAACACAATACGATAATTACTTTAGATATGATTTAGTAAATGATTACTATTCAGCATACGCTAATGGATACTATGATTTTAGTGTCCAATTTAGTTATTCTGTGTTTAACTACAATTTAAATAATCGCCCACGTTTTGCTGTTAGATTAGTAGAAAGTGGTAGTGGTATTCCTAAATCATCAAAAATATATGTTGACCCTCCTTATACAGGAACTATTTACACTCCATTCCCTAATGTATACTTAACTACAGGAACAAAAGTATATGTTGAATTAGAATATCTTAGTGATGTAGGTGATGAAATAATTTATTTAAGTGGTGGAACAGGAACAGCAAATGCTAACCTATGTAGTTTTAAAGGTGTAGGCCCAGCATCAGCTATAGGTGGAGGAGAAGTAGACGCATCATTACAATTCCCTGTAGAATATTCAACATTAGACTTTATGTTAGGTTTAGTTGAAAAATTCAACTTAGTTATTGAACCTATTGCTGGAGAAAAGAATGTATTGCGTATTGAACCATTCCAAGATTGGATTGACATTGGTGCTGAAAAAGATTGGACAGATAAGGTAGATAGAAGTATTAGATATAAAATCGTTCACCCAATCATCGAACAACCTAAATACATTACATTTAGAGACGAAGATGACGAATCAGCAGCTAACAAGTATACATTAAATAACTTCGGTGATGTATTTGGAACTTACCAATACAGACAATTAGATAGTGATTTAGCTGAAGGTGAAAGAGAAATTGGTAGTTTCTTTGCTGCTACCCCTGTTAAACACATTCCAGGCGGTAATGAAGTTATCATTCCTACATTAGGTAGAAGAGATGAAACAGGACAAATCCGTCCATTCAAATTCAAACCAAGATTATTATACAAAAATGGTTTGAAAGATATGACATCAGCACAAGGATTTGATGGTGGGGGAGTTGGATGTTATTTGTGGGAAGTTGTTAATGAAGATGCTTCTACAGGATTTACAGGTTCATATGTTGATTGTAGTAATGTTTCACAATCTATATTTGTAGACCCATTATCAACAGAAACCGTATGTGTTATAGCAAGTAGTGATGTAAATAGAACAAGTGGAACTACATCTTATGTAGCATCACAAGTAGCTATTTGTCCTGATTCTTCATCAAATGGAACATATCCAGGCACCTATTGGTTCCAAGATGAAAATGGAGTTACCCATAGAGAATCACAATGGGTTCAAATGACTACTTTTGAATACTTACCTACAGACGCAAGTGGTAGTATTAGTGGTTCACGTGATTTACATTTTGGTAACGTAGACAATCCAGGATGGTATCAATACTTCCAACCACTACAAAATGGTAGAACAACAGCAGATGCTTACCACACTTATTGGGCTACTTACATCAATTCACTTTATGATATTGATGCTCGTAAATTAACTTGTAATGTATTCTTAGAACCATACGAAATTAAGAATATACAATTAAATGACAAGTATTTTATCGATGGTCATTACTACCGCATTAACAAAATCAATGGTGCTAACTTAACATACCCTGACTCGATTGAGGTAGAGTTAATCAAACAACAAGGATTACAATTAAAATATCCACGTAGAAGAGTAACTATAGGTGGAACTACCCCTATTGATTTAACTATTGGAGGTATTGGTGCTGATGGTAGTGTAAACTATATCGATTTTAATACAGGTGATATTGTAAATGATTATGGGTATGTTTCTCAAGCAGGTGCTAAAGATGGATTATCTGTATTCAATGTAAATGGAACAGGTAGTGCTGAATTCAAAGCATTAGATGTAACAACAGGTGATGCCAGCAAAACCATATTAGGTGCTAATAACGTTGATACTAACTCTAACAACGTAATGATGGCAGGTTCCAATAACACAATTGGTAACCAAACACAAAACGTATTAGTATTAGGTGAAAATAATAGTATTGAAGCTGGTTCTAACAATACTACAGCATTAGGTAGGAGCCATTCAGCTACAAATACATCTAAAAACGTTCAATTCTTAGGTGGCGCAAGTAACTATGTAGGTGGATTTACAAGTGATTCTACGATAGTTGGCGGATTTGAATTGGGTATAAGCGCTTCCTCATTAGTAACAATGGTAGGCGGTGCTTCAAATGATATCATCAATAGTCCCACGTCAAGAAACGTTACTATAGGTGGATTAAATAACATTAGTGATAACAACCAAACCACTACAATCATTAACAATAATGGTTCAACATTTACAAGTGGTAGTGGGCATACAATTATTGGTGATGTAGATAATAGAAACTTAGATACCCATAGAAACCAAAGCACTTTAATGGGTAGCATCTATATGGAAGGTGCCTATTTCTATGATATTATTGATTTCACAGCAAGTGATGGTAATAGTTTAGATTTACAATCTCCAACATATGAAAACACTTACGCTATGTTTGGTAGCTGGAGTGGTTCAGCTGGAACCTATACTATTTCCCTACCAGCTATTAGTGGTTCAGCTAATGATAAACAAATGGAAGGTAGGGCAATTAGATTCAAAGTAGATGGTAGCGTATTATCATCATCATATAGAGTTAGAATACAACCAGCATCAAGTGATACAGGTGTGGCAATCGATGGAGAAGCAAACTTTGATATGCGAGGTCCATACGATGCTATTTCATTAGTAGCACACAATAATAATTGGTTCATCTTACAAGCAAAAGGATAATAAAATGGCAGGTAAAACAATTACATTAGCTTTAGAGCTCGACGATAGTGGAGCGGTAAAGAACCTTGAACAATTACAAGGCGAACTCAAACAAGTAGGGGTTGAAGCTAAAAAAGCAGAAACCGCTGCTGAGGATTTAGGTGAAAGTTTAAAAAGACAAGAAGCCCGTATTAAAACATTAGGTGGTGCTATCAACATTGTTGGTGGTGCTGTTGAAGTTGCCATTGGTTCATTTGTTGCCTTAGGATTAGCCAGCGAAGAAACAGCTAAACAATACGAGGAATTATTACTTACAGGTATAGCATTAGCTGACGGAACAAAACGAATTCAAGAAGGATATAAGGAACTAAACGAAGGACTTGAAGCATATGGTGGTGTAGCTGGAGCAGCTAAAAAAGCTACTACAGCATTATTTAATGTTATTAAGGCTAATCCTATTGCTGCTATTGCTACCGCTATAGCTGGTTTAATTGCTATATATGCTACTTGGAAACAAAGCACAGAGGGATTAAGCAAAGCACAAATTCAAACTATAGAACTTACTAATGAGTTAAATGAAGTAACAAGAAAGGCTGCTCTTAGCGAAGAACGTTTACTTGAAATCCTTACAGATGGTGTTGAACAACGTGGTTTAGAAAAGCAAGCTATTGAAGATCTTAAAAAAGCATACCCAGGCTTTATAGCATTTCTTGATAGTGAAAATAAATTAACAGAACAAGGTATAGCATTCTTAAATGCGAGAATTAAATTACGTAAAGCAGAAGCTGGATTAGGTGCTGTAGCACAGAAACAAGTTGAAGCTGAAGTTGAATTAGCAAGACAATATGCTCAAATTGACATTGATGAAGATGGTAGGTTTACACAAAGACGTGCTAATAGAAGACAAGCAGCAAGAGACGAAAGAAATGTAATATTAGCAGAACTTAAAACATTAAGTGATCAATATAGCGCCGAAATAAATGATGCCTTATTAGAATTAGATGGATTTAATAAAATATTAGAGGATAATGTTACTAATACAGACAACTATAATACTATTGTTAAACCATTTATTGATAATTTAGCAGAAGTTAGACATCAAGTATCTTTATTAAACCAAGCAGCTATTGATAGTGCCTTTAAACAAGAGGGAACTATATTAAATGTTAAATATGTTGGCGATTTAGATACATCACTTGCTGCTTTATCACAAACACTTACCGATTTAAAAGATGATTTTGAGGTATTAAATGAAGAGGAATCATTTAAATTCCTATCATTCCCACAAGAACTTCTTGATAGATTAAGTGGTAAAACTCCTCAGGGCGAATTAGATGCTGCGTTAGCGGCACGTAAAGCTCAATACGATAAAGAATACAACTTATTAGCTGGTAATTTATTCCGTCAAAAACAATTAACAGAGGAATATGAAAAAGATGTTGCTAAAATCAAACGTGATTATGCCCTTAGTGCTGCCAGCGAGACATTAAAAGCAACTACAGGTTTACTTGCCACTATTAGAGAAACAACAGATGATGGTAGTAAGGAAGGATTTGAACGTAGTAAGAAGTTTAGAATAGCTGAAACACGTTTATCCAGCATTCAAGCAGCATTTGATGCCTACAAATCATTAGCTGGTATTCCTGTTGTAGGTCAAGCTTTAGGTATAGCAGCATCTATTGCCGCATTAGCAGCAGGACAAAAAGCTATAAATGACATTAAAGCATCTACATATGAAGATGCGAATGCTCCAACAAATCCTTTAGCTGGAACTTCAACAGGTGGAGGAACAAGAACACCTAATATAAGTGCTCAATTCGCACAAGGTGGATTTTTAGGACCAGCAGGTGGAGGAACACCACAATTAGCCCCAGAACAACCAATTCAAGCCTATGTGTTAGCAAGCGATGTTACTACAGGATTACAAGCATATGGACAAATTAGCCGTCGTAGACGATTTGGATAAACACTAATATTTAGAACCGATGAAAATAGTAAAATTAGATATCAACGAGGATGGAGATTTAAGCGGTGTTGACGCAATAGCATTCGTAGAAAACCCAGCTATCGAAATCGATTTCTTAGCATTCGCTAAACAAGAATTCGAATCGTTTGATGATTACCCCCAAGCCGCAAGAGAAATGGCTAAGGCTGGTATTGAGCGTAATAAAGCTTTAGGTAATAAATGCGCTACACAAGTAGGTAAAGTAAGAGCCCAGCAATTAGCAAATGGTGAACCGGTTAGTGAAGATACTATTGTTAGAATGCGTAGTTTCCTTATCCGTCAAAAAGATAACTATGATTTAGCTGTATCACGTAATGACTATGATGCGTGTGGGTGGGTGTCATACGCTTTGTGGGGAGGTCCAAGTGCTTTAAGTTGGGCTGAAAAGAAACTAAAAATGCTTGGATATGAATTTTCTGCTGGAGTTTGTGATGATAAAACGTGCCTCCCAGAAGAATCTTTCGTAACTTCAGAACCCTGTGAGGAATGTCAAAAGGCACAAATGGAGGGATTAGATGATGCTTGTTGGCCTGGATATGTGGCTATTGGCACTAAGATAAAGGATGGACGTGAAGTGCCTAATTGCGTCCCAAAAACTAACCTATCATCTACAGAACTACAAATATTAGAAGGATTGATTAAGGAGAGGTTGATTAGTGAGTTATTTGTCCAGCAAAAGGACTCTAAAAAATACTACAAAGATCTCTCCCCCCAAGTTCGTGATGCTGTTTTATCATCTTTAGAAGGCGTGGCTTTAACGCAGGAAAATCTATCAGCAGCGGGCTACGTGGAAGTAGGGGAGGACGTGTTATTTGACGCGTATAACCGCGTATTATCCATAAATTCTACGCCAAGTAAGGCATCAATAGAGGATTTTGGTAACTTCAAAGTATTATATCGTTACTCTACATCACCAGCCGCTGAACGTGATTTCTGTGTTAAGTTACAAGCACTAACAAATAGAGGTATGCTATTCAGATTAGAGGATATCAATAACCTATCTGTTAAGGGTGTGAACCAAGGATTTGGATTAAATGGCACTAACTTCTACGATATATTCTCTTACAAAGGAGGAGCTAATTGTAGACATAGATGGGAACGTGTAGTATTCCAATACCAAAAAGAAGGTAGTGTAGATATCAAAGGCAAACCAACTTACATTAGTGATAGAGCAAATGCTGGAACTACATTAAATGTTGAAACAGCACAACGTCAACAAGCTAAGGAATTAGGATTAGCACAATTTGCTTCAGCATTAGAGGAACAAAAAATGATTGCTACACCTATTATGGTGCCTAACAAATTGATCCCTCGTTTAGATGAAAATGACGAGAAATACTATGTTTACTTTACAGAAGAAACAATTAAAAAAATAGCATACAAATTCAATAAACAAAAGAGATTGGATAGTATGAATTACGAACACGATCAAGATTCACCTGTTGAAGATGTTTATATGGTAGAGAATTGGATCGTTGATGATAGTGAAAATGATAAATCTAATCTTTACGGATACAATATGCCAGCTGGAACGTGGTTTGGAGTATTTAAATTCGAGAATGAAAAATTCTGGGATAATTACATAAAAACAGGTAAAGTAAAGGGTGTATCAGCAGAAGGGTTCTTTAAAAACTTAAAAGGATAATGGGAATATTAGATAACATAACACAAAAATACATTAGTAGAAAGTTCCTTGTATTCGTTATAGGAACACTACTATGTTTATTTAGTAACTTAGAATCAAGTGATTGGGTTATTATCTCCAGCATCTATATAGGTTCACAAGCTGTTGTTGATTTAGCTAAAATATATAAAAATAAATAATATGCCAATTCCAGAGCGTTTACCAATCGAAACTAAAGACGAATTTATTTCGCGTTGTATAGCCGATTTAACAGACGAATATGGTCAAAGACAAGCGGCGGCCATATGCTACAGCAAACTTAGTAGGGAGACTAAATGAAGCCTAACCATAAAAAAGTGCTTGCTATTATTAAGCGAGACAACCCTAAATTGTATTTTAGTATTGTAAAGGGGGTAAAAAACACCCCAAATGATATTATATCGCGATAATTTTATATTAACAACCCCCCAAAAACTTTCTACAAATGACTTCAACCGAATTAAAAGAATTAGTGAAAGCTCATTTCTCTTTAGTTGAGGCAACTACCGAAGAAACATTCGGGGAGCTTAAGGACGTAAACGGAGCGTTTACACTTAGATTCCCAGGTGATTCATTACAAGTAGGAGACAAAGTGGAAGTTATCACAGCTGAGGGGCAGACAATGGACGCTCCAGACGGAGAGCACGAGCTCGAAGATGGAACCAAAATCCGCACCGAAGGTTCAATGGTAACAGAAATTATGTCAGCTGATGGCGAAAAAGAAATGGCCGAAGTTGAAACAGAAGTTGAGGGAGTAAAGAAGGAAGAAGTTTCTGTAGAAGAAATGGCAGAAGATATGATGCCTGAAGACGAAGCAACAGCTGAGGTAGAAATGCCTGTTGAAGCCGTAGTTCAAGCCATTGTTGAAGCTGTTAAAGACGAAGTAGAAGCTATGAAAAAAGAGATGGCTATGCTCAAGGACAAAGTTGAAAAAATGTCTGCTGAGCCAGCTGCTGAAAAATCAATGCCTGCTTCATTCTCTGCTAAAACTAAATCCACTCCTCTTAACGTGTTGGATCAGAAAAGATTCGACAAAGTAATGGAGCGATTTGCTTCAAAAAAATAATAACCTCTAAAATTAAATTAAAATGAGCTTAAACGTATCTGCTTTAGCAAACTTTAACAATGAGGTAGCTGGTTTACTTTTACCGAAGATTATCTATACAGGTAATACAGCTGAGTATGTAACCGTAAAGGAATCCGTAAAATACCTTGAACCTTTAAACTTGTTCGAGGTTGACCTTTATGTTCAAAGCGGTTACTCTTGTGCTACATCAGCTTCTGGTTCAGCTACTTTCACACAACGCAACTTACAAGTATGTTCACGTCAATCATTTGACGGCCTTTGCTTGAAGGATCTTGACACCAAGTATCTTGGTATCTCTTCTTTAGGTGCTGGTTCATACAACGAAACTTGGGAACTTGCTACTCAATACTCTGAGTTACTTGTTAACCAATTCCGTAAGTCAAACGAAACATTCATCTGGAACGCTGTATCAGGTTCTTCAGATGCTTGTGCTGATGGCTTACTTCGTATCTTATCTTCTGGATCTGTTGGTTCAGCTATCACCGATTCAGCACAAATCGTAGGCACTACTACAGCATCTCTTGCCAATATGGACAATATGATCGCTGCTTTATCTACAGATGTTGCTGACCGTGACGACTTAACATTCTTTATGAGTGTTGGTAAGTTCCGTCAATTCGTAGCTGACGTTCGTTCTGCTAACTCTTACTACTTCGATCCTAACTCTATCTCTAACAGAGGTGGTGTTCTTGATATGGTTTACCCATACCAAAACATTCGTGTAGTTGGAACAGCAGGCATCACAGGTGACCGTATCGTTCTTGGCCCAGCCAAGCAAATCGTTATCGGCACAGACTTGATAAGCGACGTATCTGAATTCTCCCTTTGGTTTGATATCAATTCAGATCAACTCCGTCATAGAATCTCTTGTAAATTAGGTGTTCAAGTAGCGTATCCAGAATTCTGGATCTCTAACAACGCCTAATCTGATTGTTTAACCATTAAAACCGAACATTATGGCTTGTGATATTACATCAGGATTTACGCTGGGCTGTAGGTCAAATACCGGCGGACTAAAAAATCTTTACATCCTTAGCGGTTCGGTTGATACAATCGGAACCGCAAGTGAAGGGCTAATCAACGCCATTTCTGGTAGTGGTGTATTCTATAAGTTTGAATTATTCCGTCAAACTTCTGATTACACAGAAACATTAACAGCTACTCCAGAAAATGGAACAATTGTATATGAGGGTAACGTAAATAGTGTTTTCTTCAAATTACAAAGCTCTTTAAGAAACCAGGTTAAAGTGTTAGCACAAAACCCAGACTTAAAGATTGTTGTTGAGACCCAAAACGGTGCTGAAGATGGCATTGGTAAATTCTTCTACTTAGGTCAAGAAAATGGTTGTCAATTGCTTTCTGGAACAGGAGCTACGGGCACCGCGTTTTCTGATCTCAATGGATGGAACCTCCAATTCAGCTATACCGAACCATTCCCAGCATCAGAGGTAAGTGGATCTACCACTTCATTCTCTAATGTATTAAGCGGAATCACCATCTCCTAATTAGGAAGATGTTTATATAAGAGTGGTAATGGGGGGTAGAAATGCCCCCCTAAACCCACCAAAATAAAAAATACTTAGCATCAAGAATTATGTTAAAGTTAGACAAATCACAAACTACCAATACTATTGCCCTTCATTTAGCGACTACAGCTTCGCTTAGTGATGTGGCTTTTGTTTATTCTCAATCATACGATTTATCTAACGGAACATTCTTTGGTAATGTTACCGAGACGAAAGGCAAATATAGGATAGTATCGATTAGCGGGAGTTCAATCCCAGCATATAGTGGTCAATATAATATTGACATTTATCAAGGAACTACAGCAGCTCCTGTAACTTGGGCTGCCGCTAATTTTGCTTGGAACAATAATTCCTATACTTGGAATAATGTTTCTGAGGCTGCCGTAACAGGTTCTATATTAAGAACCATTCGTGCTTGGGTAAGTGGATCTAATGATGTTTCATTTACCGAATACACTACAACAAATGAATATGGAACATACACAACATACGAATCGTAATGGAAGATAATAAAAAAATTCATTTCTCGGCCCTACCATATAATATTGACCGACCAAGAAAAATGGCAAACGAGAAAATAAATGATAAATTGATTAAATATGGTGATTACAATGATTTCCCTAATCACCTTATCTACTTGTATAATAATTCATCTATACACGCCACTTGTGTAAATGCTATCGTTGAATCTATTCAAGGCGATGGCTTAACTTGTGATATTCCAAGTGTATTAGATAAAGCAAATGCTGAAGGAGAAACTTGGAATGATATCTTTAATAAAGTATCCCTTGACTATTATTTGTTTGGTGGATTTGCTTTAGAAGTTGTTTATTCAAAAGATAGAGAAAAAATATCAAGTGTATATCACATTGATTTCTCTTATATTAGAGCTAAAGAATGTGATCATAGAGGCCATATTCCAGGATGGTATGTTGCTTATGATTGGGCTGAAAAATCACAATACCAGGTTAATTATGATGATGCTACATTCATTCCATCATATAACCCAGAAAAACGATATGAAGAATCTAAACAATTACTTGTAGTTAAACCATATCGTCCAAATCAAAGATACTACCCATTACCAGAATATATGGGTGCTTTAAAGATTATTGAAGTAGATTGTGAAACAGATAATTATCACGATTCAAATCTTAAGAATGGTCTTACACCATCACTTTCAATAGTCACTTATACTAATGCTACAGATGATGATAGACGTTCTATCGAAGCAATGTTAAGAGCACAATATGCTGGGACATCAAATAGCGGTCAATTATTCTATATGGATGTTGCTTCTAAAGAAGAAAAACCAGATATTGAACCAATCCCTAATAATGGAGGTGATGATTATTACTTAGCATTAAATGATATGGTAGTTCAGAAAATATTGACAGGACATCGTATTACCTCTCCTATGCTGTTAGGTATTAAAACCGAAGGACAACTTGGTGGTGCTCAGGAAATGTTAGATTCTTATACATTATTTTTGAATATGGTTATTAAGCCATATCAACAAGAGATTCTAAAAACATTAGAAAAACTTATCCAAATACAATCACAACAGGATATAGTTTTAGGTATTGAACAAAAGCAAATCCTTGATACAGGTGAAACAGAAGTAGATGTAGTAACGTCTAAGGAGGCTGAATCAGGTGAAGATGCTATGTTAGAAAACGAAATTGAACAAGATATAATTGAAGAAACAATAGGATAAGATGACCAATACTTTCATAATAAGCGAAACTAAGTTAAGGCAATTTTCTGATCTTAATGATAATGTAGATTCTTTGTTCTTGAAGAATGCGGTTCGTGAATCTCAGGATATAGAAATTGCTCGTATGTTAGGAACTAAACTATATCAAAAGATTCTTAGCGATATTGACGCATCTACACTTAGTGGTGTTTACAAAACATTAGTAGATGATTATGTTCAAAATGCTTTATTGTATTGGGCTTACTACTATGCGCTCGATGCTATATACTTAAGACCGAGAAATAACGGGGTATTACGCGCTACCGGTGGCGAGAACAGCGAAGGCGTTGATTTCCAACTTTACAACGTTAAACGCCAAAATGTTAAAAATAAAGCAGAATGGTATGGTGAAAAATTAGTTGAATATTTGATCGCTCAAGGCACTACCGTATTCCCAGAATTAGGTGAAAGTGTAGAGTTATACGAGCAGATCCCTGATTTTTCATTACAATATCAATCACCTATCGTTTTTAGAAATGGTGGGACAAGAGGATTCCATTTAGAAGAGGCAATTAGAGCTGGAATTCCGTTATCAGATTCGCGTTTTTCATATTTGCCTCCACCTAACCCAAGAACAAGAAACATACAATAACCATTAAGAATTATGGGACAGAATTTAGGACCTTTAAATATACAAGATAGCTACCAATCACTTGTTCAAATAAGTGGTTCACAACTTACCGATGGAACAGGTAGCTTGATTTCGTCTGTAAACGTAACAGCAGCAAATGCTACTACAGCTAATACAGCATCTTATGCTTTGACAGCTACCTCAGCGTCTTATGCTACAACAGCTTCATTTGCTCTAAATGGTGGAGGTGGAACGGTTGATACAGGTAGTTTGTTAACTACCGCGTCTATAAGCGATGCTACTATCACATTCACCAAAGGCGACGCAAGCACATTTAATATTACAGTAGATAACGTAGCAACCGCGGTTTCTGCATCAGAAGCTATTCATGCTGTTTCAGCTAATAGTGCTACAAGTGCTACAACTGCTACTTCAGCCGCTGAGGTAAACGTTGCTGCAGATACTGCAAACGCAACTCGTTACGTATCATTTACAGATACTACTACTGGAACAGATTATCAAAGAGTAGATGGTGGTTTAACTTATAACCCATTTACTAACGTATTAACTACTACAACATTTGTAGGTAATTTAAGTGGTAACGCAACTACTGCTACTACTGCTACTACAGCTTCATATGCTGTGAATGCTTCAACTGCTGATGTTGCTGTAAGTGCTTCACACGCTGTAAATGCTGATAGTGCTACAACAGCAACAACAGCAACTACAGCTACAAGTGCCTCTTACGCATCAACAGCAACAAGTGCCTCACACGCTGTAAATGCTGATAGTGCTACAACAGCAACAACAGCAACATCAGCATCATATGCTACAACAGCATCACACGCCTTAGGATTAGTTGATGGATTAAATATTAACGCAACAAGCATTTCAGCATCAAATGCTACATTTACATCAGCATCTATTGGATTTTTACAAACCGTAACAGGTTCAGCAACCATTATTGGTGACGCATTTATTTTACTAAACACAAGTGATGCTACACGATACGCTGGATTATTAGTAGAAGATAGTGGTTCAGCTACTCCTGTAAACTATACAGCATCGTGGTTCTTTGATTCATTAACAAATGATTGGAACTACGAATACACAACTACAGCATCTACAGATTACGCTGTAGCATTATTTGCCCCATCATATTCAAGTAAAGGTTCACCAACATACTTAACAACAAATGCTATTGTTAAAGCAAGTGGTTCACACCACTTAGTTGAATCAAATATTAGTGATGATGGTAGTAAAGTTAGTATCAATAGCAATGTAGATGTTACAGGTAGTATCAATGCTACAGATTATATTAGTTCATCTGCAGGATTTATTGTAAAACCTACATCACAACCTACAGCCCCTATTCAAATAGGTGGTTTAGAAAATGAACCTTCTGTTTACTTTGAAACCGAAAGAGATGGAGTTGACCAACTTAGATTAGTAAGCACTACTACATTAAACTCTATTGTATTAAACCAATCTGGTTCACAAGTTGTAAAGATTGATTTTGGTAATAGTGCTGGTGAAATCGAAGCAAGTGGTGATATTACATTAGACCCACAAGGAGGTCAAGTTGTAGTTCTTACAGGTATTTCAGCATCTTTAGGATTTACAGGTAGCTTACAAGGTAATGCAGATACAGCTACATCAGCATCATATGCTACAACAGCATCACTTGCTATAAATGCTGAAAAAGCATTTATCAATGTAACGGATACACCAGATACAGGTTTTCCTATTGTATTTACAGATGCTTCATCAGCAAGTTTTAGTAACCTATATAGAGAGGGAACAACACTACCTATACTTCAATATAATCCAGCTACTAACACATTAACGGTTAAAAATATTGTTAATGAAGGTAGTTTAGTAGTTACAGGTTCAGCTGTTATTACAGGTTCATTAGCTGTTACAGGTAGTGGAGTTAATATTTTAAGTGGTTCATTTAGTGGTTCTACGGTTGATAATATTACAGATGTATATGGCACATCAAGTATTCAACACATTGTAACATTAACACAAGCAGAATATAATGCTATTTCAGCATCAGCAGATCCTAACACATTATATGTTATTGAAGATGCTACAACACCAAGTGACTTCCCATACACAGGTTCAGCTATTATTAGTGGTTCACTTACAACTATAGGTGATTCTGTATTTAGTGGTAGTGTAGTTGGTGAAGTAGGTGGTTTAACTATAGCATCTACAACAGCATCAATGGATTGTTCAGCAGGTAACTTCTTCACATTAACATTAGTAAGTGGAAGTGATACACACTTAGATGCTTCAAATATTAAAGCAGGACAAACTATCAACGTTAAACTAACACAACCAGGAACAGGATATGGCACTATTTCATTTAGTAGTGATTTTGCCTTCCCAACAGGTTCAACATATACAGGTTCAGCAGCATCAAATGCTGTAGATATTGTTTCAATGGTATCATTTGATACAAGCAAACTTTACGCAAACCAAATCGAAAACTTAGTATAATATATGTTTACACCCACAGCCATTTTTGCTAAACAAGCTGCAGCCGTTGGACCTGTAATTCCAATTCCAACTACAAATTTAATTATGTGGTTAGATGCCCAAGAAGGTATTACTACCTCAGGTGGTTATGTAACGGATTGGGCTGACCAATCAGGAACAAGTAACGATGCTACAGGGCAAAATGGTGGTGTTACTTATGCTACAAGTATTGCTTCTATCAACAACTTAAACGCATTAGATTTTGCTTATAATGATACCAGGTTTATGGCATATACTAATGCCTTAGTTCCTAACCAAAATGATGGATTACATATATTCCTTGTAGGAACACAAGAATACGATGGTAGAATGGCAGGTAACTATTACCCAGCATTTATTAGTGAAGGTGATGCTTCAAGACAAGTATTAGGTTTAGTAGGTAAAAAATATCCTGAAACCTATATTGCCCCAGCTACCGACAACTATGCTGCTGGTGGTGCCTATAATAATGGTTCATCTACTTATACTTCAGGAACATTCTATACTTGGGAATGGCAAATGGAAGATTGGTATAACCATCAGTTTTCTCCTTATATTAACGTATCTACTATTTTTAGAATGAATGGTTCCTCTATTGGCACATTACTTGATTGGAGTAGTAGCCAAACAGGTAGAAATACTACTAAAAAATGGATTGGTAACTTTAAGGATACAACAACAGGTGGTGGTGGTTCGATGTTAGAAGGATATATTGCTGAGATTATTGCTTATAGCGCTCCATTATCTTCAGGTGATGCAGCTACAGTTAGAAGTTATTTACAGACTAAATACGGACACTACTAAGATGGAGCCAATAAAAGACACATTAGCTAACTTTACAACTATAACAGCGTTAGGTGCTGTATTGATGGATTGGAC